ATGAAAGCACTGACCATCTGCCAACCGTATGCCGAACTGATCGCGCGGGGGGAGAAGTTCGTGGAGAACCGCACCTGGTACACCACCTACCGCGGGCCGCTGGCCATCCATGCGGGGCTCTCGACCCATCGACTCGGCGAGTGGCCGCCGATCTCGCGCGACCTGGCCCGGGAGTTTCCCCGGGGTGCTATTATCGCCGTCTGCCACGTGGAGGACTGTCTGCCCGTCGACCAGGCCCCACCCTCACGCCACACCCACGGACCCTACTGCTGGCTGCTCGCCGACGTGGTCCGCCTCGCTGAGCCCATCCCCTGCAAAGGGCACCTCTCGCTCTGGAACCTCCCCCCCGACGTGCTGGAGCAGCTGACCCGCTAGGTCTTCGCCTGGCTGCGCCCCCTCACCGAGGCGCTTGACTAGCAATCCCCTGGACCCCCAGCACGGCAGGCCCTGGCCTGTGCGCTCGTGTGCGCTTCGGCCAGGTCGACCAGCCAGCCACTTTTCTAGGGGCAATGAGTACCCCCGTCCTCTCCAGCGACCTGACCCGCACCCAGCTCGTGGCGATCTATCAGGACGCCGCCGACTACGACCTCGTCGGCTCGCTCGCGCAGGCCCGCAGGTTCATCCAGGCGGGGCGGATGCTCTTGGCCCTGCCGCTGCGGCGCAGTGCTTCAGGCGGGCGGGGCGGGGAAGAAGTCGAACTTGAGCCGCGGATCGTGCAGGAACAAATCGCACGGGCTGAGGCCTGGTATCACACGCGCGCCTCCGACAACTCCCAGCTCGAACCGCGGCAACTCGTGCCGGCGGACGACTTTCGCTGCTAATCTTTATTCCCCGTGCGGATAACCCGCACGGCTCGCGAACGTGCCTCACTCGCTCGACACCATCTCGGACAGCTTCACGAACACGCGGAGCCACTACCTGGCCGCGAAGCGCTCCAGCCGTCTGCGCCGCCGCCGGCAGGGGATCCCGCCGCTGGGATCGAGTGCCGACTGGCACTATCAATCAGAAGGGGATTACCTGTGGATGGCCGAGGCGGCCCGCGACATGGACCGCAACGACCTGGTCATCGGCCAGGCAATCGATCGGGTCGTCGAAAACACCGTGCAAGGGGGCTTCTCGCCGGAGCCCCAAACCGGCGACGAAGGCCTTGACCAGGCCCTCAAGGCGCGCTGGGTCGACGAATCGACCGACCCGCTGCTGTGCGACGCCGCCGGCCAGTTCACGTTCCGCGAACAGACCAAGTTGGTGTTGCGCGACTGCATTGTGGCCGGCGATATTTTTGCGATCCCCACTGCCGACGGTCCCGTGCAGCTCGTGGAAGGCCACCGCTGCCGCAGTCCTTACCGCACGAAAAAGAATATCGTGCATGGCGTCGAAATGACCGAAACCCGGAAGCGGATTCGCTATTGGTTCACCCAGGAGCCGATCAATCCCCACGCGGCCACGGGCCTGCGGCTGAAAGATCTCCAGCCGATCCAAGCCTACGACGCCAACGGCCGGGCCAACGTCTGGCACGTCTATTTTCCCAAACGGGTCACACAGACCCGCGGCGTGACGGCGCTCGCGCCGTGCTTCGACGCAGCGAGTATGCACGACGACATCCAGTTCGCCGAGCTGCTGCACCGGCAGGTGGCCAGTTGCTTCTTCATCTTCCGTAATCGGACCAGCGAATGGGATCCCACGCTCAACGCCCAGGCGGCCCGCATCGGCAATGAGCTGCCCGCCGACGGCACCCAGCGGCGGATCGAGGGAGTCGTGCCGGGGCTGGAGCTCACCGGCGCCAAGGGTGAAATGCTCACGATGGATTCGCCCAACATCCCCAACCAGACTTATTTTCCGCATGTGCGGATGGTGCTCACCTTCATCTCGATCAACCTCGGCTTGCCGTTGGTGGTGTTTCTGCTGGACGCCAGCGAGACGAACTTCAGCGGTTACCGCGGGGCGATTGACCAGGCCCGGATCGGCTTTCGCAGCCTGCAGGCCAAGCTCATCGAAAAGTGGTGCCGGCCGAACTGGTGGTGGAAGGTCGAACGGTGGGCCGAAGACGACCCGGCGATGGCCGCCGCGCTCGAGAGCGGCACGCTCTGGAAGCACACCTGGAGCAGCCCCAACTTTGCTTACATCGAACCGACCAAAGACGCCACGGCCGACCTGATCCGACAATCGAATCTTTTGATCTCGCCGAGCCGCTGGGCGGCCGAACGCGGCTACGACTGGCAGGAGCTGGTGAGTGAGACGGTCCGCGACCGCCGGCTGGCCATCGAGCAGGCCCTCCAGATCGCCGGCGACCTGAACCAAACGCATGGTCTCACCGGCGAGGCGGCCGTCCGCTGGCGGGATCTCGCGCCGCTACCCAACGCCGACGGCGTGACGATTGCGATCACCGACGGGCCCAACGCTCCCAACGAAAAGGACCCCGCATGATCTTCGACCAAGCCCACGAGCTGTTTCGCGGCCTCGCCGATAGCCACCTGGTGTGGAGCATCGAGGAGCATGCGCTTAAAAATCGCATGCTGCGGGGTCGCCGACCGGCAGTGGACTTGCAGTCTGACTCGAAGTTCAAAAGCGACGGCAGTCCGCGACTGGTGACCGAGCTGGCGGGCACCGTGGCGGTGATTCCCCTTTGCGGCGTGATGGTCCCCTCCCCTTATTATGACGATGACGTGCCGACGCACGAATTGACCGCCGCCGTCGAAGCGGCTGTCGCCAACGATCTGGTCACCGCGATCCTGTTTCGCGTCGATTCGCCGGGCGGCAGCGTAGCGGGGCTTGCGCAACTAGCGGACGCGGTCGCCGCCGCCCGGCTCGTCAAACCGATCTACGCGCAGATTGAAGGTCTGGCGGCCAGCGCAGCCTATTACACCATCGCCCAATGCACGGCGATCTATGCCCAGCGAATGGACCTGGTCGGCAGCATTGGGACGCGGATGATGGCGTTCGACTTCTCGAAACTTTTCGGGAACATCGGCGTCGAAGCGGTCCCCATCGATACCGGGGCTTACAAATCAACCGGCGCTTTCGGCGCCGAACTCACCGACGACCAGCGGAACTACCTGCAGGGGCTTGTCGACGGCTTTCAGGCCGACTTCGCCCAGGTCGTCGAGCGGGGCCGCAACTTGACCGGTGACCGTTTCAAGGCCGTGGCCGACGGTCGCGTTCACCTGGCCGACGCCGCTCAGCAACTTGGACTCATCGACGGCGTGCAGACGTTTGCCGCCACACTTTCTCAACTCTCTGCCGCCGAGTCGGCATCAACCCCTGGAGGCTCCCGAATGAGCACTACCCAAAATGCACCAGCCGCTCCGGCAACCCCCGAACAAAAGCCCACAGAGCTCAAAGCGAGCCCCGCCACGCCAGGCGAGCTAAAAGCAGCCCTCCCATCAGCGTCAAAAGAGTTTCTCTGGGAGCAGGTCGAGAAGAAGGCAACCGTTGAAGAAGCGGTCCAGGCCCACAGCGAACTGTTGGCCCAAGAAAACGCCGAGCTGAAGGCCCAACTGGCCCAGCAAGCCGCGGCGGCCAGCGCCACGGCTCCCCAGAAGAAAGCGACCGGCAACCAGGCCCTGGCCGACCTCGACGAAGACGGCGACAGCTACGCCGCCGCCGACGCCGCCACGGAGTTCCACAGCAAGGTGGACACGCTGGTGGATCGCGGCATGCCGCGGTTCAAGGCCGTCAGCACGGTCGCGCGCAAGCACCCCGAACTCCGCGAAGCGATGGTCGCCCAGGCCAATGGCTAAGCCGACGCTCCCCTCCCTGCGACTCGTTGGGTCGCGGCTATTCCCTCCTCACTTACTCACCTACTCATCTACTCACTAAGGAGCCCCTCTCATGGGCAAATATGTTGATTCCGGTTACCTGAGCTGCGTCGCCGACGCGGCCATCGGCCAATACGAACGCGTGAAATTCGACGCGGACGGCCGCGTCACGCAAGCCGGCCTGGCCGATCAGGACATCGGCGTTGCGATGGAACCCGCCTTCGCCGCCGGTGATGCGATCCCCGTCAAACTCCGCAACGCCCCCGGCACCTGCCCGATGATCGCCATCGAGGCCCTGGCCGTCGGCGCGCTCGTCTACACCGAGACCGCCGGCAAGGTCCAGGACACCGCCGCCAGTACCGCGTTTCTCGTGGGTCGCGCCCTCGAGGCCGCCACGGCCGACGGTGACGTGATCGAAGTCTTGCGCTTCGACGGCGGCGTAGCGAACGTCTAATCGTGATTGGTGAGTGGTGGTGAGAGCCATTCACCAGTCGTGAATCCCCCCCCCTACTTTTCTCCCCTCGCTTCTCTGAAAGGAGCTCCCAGTCATGCCATCGCCCTCTACCTCCCTGGCCACCCAACGGCCGGACCTGGCGGCCAGCTTCGAGGAATTTTCCCTGGAGGCCGACCGGCAAGGTTTTATCGGTCATCGTGTGTTCCCCGTCATCGAAGTCGCCCAGCAAGCGGGCAACTTCGGCAAGATCCCGCTCGAGGAACTCCTGCGGGACGCCGAAACCCGCCGCGCTCCGCGCAGTGGTTACAACCGGGACGACTACAAGTTCGAGTCCGCCACCTACGCCTGCGAGGAACACGGGTTCGAGCAACCGGTGGATGATCGGCTCAAAAAGATGTACGCCAACTACTTCGACGCCGAACAGATCGCCACGCAGCGGGCCTTCGATCGCGTGCTGCGCAACGCCGAGCGGCGGATCGCCGACGCGCTGTTCAACGCGACGACCTTCACGCCGCAGACGATCGTGAACGAATGGGACGACGCGGCCCTCGCCGTGCCGCTCACCGACGTGGAAACGGCCGTCCAAGCCGCCTGGGCCGCCAGCGGTCTGTGGCCCAATGCGCTGATCGTCAATCGGAAAGTCTTCCGCAACCTGCGGAACACCGCCCAGATCATCGACCGGGTGAAGTACCAGGGATTTGTCGACGTGCGGGCCGGCAGCATCACTGCCGAGGCCCTCGCCCAGGCCTTTGACCTGGAGATGGTGCTGGTGGCCGGCGGCAGCCGCAACACGGCCAAGCAAGGCCAGGCGGCCAGCATCTCGCAGATCTGGAGCGACGAGTACGCCATGGTGGCCCGCATCGCCTCGACCAACGACTTCGAGGAACCCTGCATCGGCCGGACCTTCCACTGGAACGGCGACGGCTCCGAGGTGGACGGCCGCGTGGAAAGCTACCGCGACGAGACCAAGCGGGCCGACATCGTCCGCGTGCGTCACGACGTCGACGAGGTCGTGCTGCACACCGCTTGCGCAAAGCTCCTGGACAACGTGACGACCTAGTGATCCTCCTCAGCCGGCGGTCGCGGCGAGCGGTTCTCGCACGCCCCCGCTGGCCCTGGGGAAAAGTTGTCAGTCGTATGGCGCTAGCCGTTAGTCAGAAAGGAGGCCCACGTGGCCAAGAGAAAACCTATTGAGACCGAGGGGACAAGCCCCCCGGCTGGCACAACTGCAATTGTGGTCGTGCTTCGCAAACCGGCGACTTTCGCTGGCGGAGAGCAGCCGGCCGGCACCAAGCTGGCCGAGATCCAGCTCGAGCCGGGCGTGAGCCTCAACTACCTGGTCGACGCGGTCCGCTGCGACCTGGCCTGCCGAGACAAGAGCGGCAATTGAAGCCCGTGGGGCTAAACCCCACGGTTCGCGATCCCGTCCCCCGTCCCCCGTCCCCACCCATGACTCTCCACAGCGACCTGATGCTCTCCGGCCGCGAGCTGCTCGCCGCCGTGCATGGCACGCCGGCGGGTGCCCGCTACTGGCCTCCCACCGGCGAGAGCGTGCTGGTGGACCTGGTCGCCACCGGCGAGATCACCGTCGAGGAGGAACTCGTGCCCACCGGCCGCGGCCTGGAGCAGACCCGCCGCATGGAGAAGCTCACCTTGTGGCTGGCCGACCCGCCGGAGCTCGCGCTCACCGGCCGGTTGGAACTGGTCACCGACGAGACCCGCGAGACGCCGCCAGACAACCCCGACACCTGGGAGATCGCCAGCTTGCGCGGACTCGGCACCACGATGGTCTCCGTCGACCTGCGGCGCCCGCTGAAGATGGCCACCGGCCGCGCCGGCCGCCACCAACGCACGAATTAACTCACTTACTCACCACTCACTGACTCACTGACTCCCCATGCCCGTCGAAGCCGCCAGCAACCCGTGGACCCACGCCGAGGACAAGCTCGTCAGCACGCTTCCCGAGCTGGCTGCGTTTCGCTCGCTCACCGGCTCGGCGGACGCCACCGCGGCCGCATTGCATGTGTTTGTGGACGAGACGGTGCACCCCGACAACGGCGAGGCCTTCACCGTAGACGAGCTCCGCGAGCTGGCAAGCTACGCGATCGCGAGTAGCGCCACGAGCGAAGGCTACCGCCTCGCCCCGCTGGGTGTGATCGGCGATCCGTTCGACGCCAGTGGCGGTTTGCTCTTGGCGATCGAGCGGCTGATCTTCGAGAGCGCAGACCATGCCGAGGCGGACGCCGAGACGGCCAAGCGGGCCAGCGACCGCTGGCTGAAGAACCGCATCGGCGAGCTGATGAGCGAGCTGGTCGTGTACTGGCAGAACAACAGCGGACCGCGGGTGATCGACTTGGTCGTCGTCGACGGACCCTGGCACACCCACCCGGAGGAACGCTCCCACGTCGGCCACTGGCAAGGGATCGAACTGGCCATCCGCTGGGGCCTGGTGAGTCGTTAGTCGTGAGTCGTTAGTCATTAGTCGTTAGTCAAAACTCGCAACTCATCCATGACACGCATCGCCGTCCATGTCGAACTGAAAGGCTACGAGGCGCTGAAGCAGCGCGAACTGAACGACGCGCTGCGCGCGGCCTTGGAGAACATGGGAGTGCGGTGGAAGCGCCGCTACCTGCCCAAGCATTTCACCAAGGCGGGGGCCCGCGAATACAACTACAAGCCACGCCAGGGAGAGCTAAACCCCTTGCGTAAAGGGACCTACTCGAACCGCAAGCTGCGGCTGTTTTCGCACGTGCTGCCCAACGTCTACACCGGCGAACTGCGGCGGCTGAGCCTGCAGGGAGCCACCAAGACCACCGCCAAGGCCACCAGCACCCGGGCCCACGTGCGCGTGCACCTGCCGCGGAAAGCCAACTTTCGGCTGCATGAACTCTCGATCGTCAGCCCGGCCGAGCAGGCCGAGCTCGAGAAGTTCCTCGTCGCAGACCTCGAACGGCAATTTGCCAAGCGGGGCCAGAGCGGCACCGTCACCGCGTCACTCGTCAACTAGCGAACCGGGGGGTTGTCCCCTCGGCTCACCCCCCCAGCCCCCAGCCCCCGAATCCCCACCATGAGCAAACGCTTTTCGAACCATTCGCTGAAGATCCACACGACCGCCGAAACGGTCAGCGCGGTCACCGTCGGCACGCTCCGCCAGCTTGCCCATCAGCTCAACAGCTCGATCATCGCGCCCGAGACGGGCGACGTGTACGACGTGATGCAGGTGGTCGCCGAGCAGCGGCCGACCATGGGTTTCGCCAGTTACGCCCTGGCGACGATCCTGAACAACGTGGCCCTGGCCGGCAAAGTGGTCGCCAGCGACGGCACCCACCCGGGCATCGTCGCCTACGCCCAGAGCCATGACGCGGCCCAGGCCAACGCCCGGGGCGCGAGCGGCACCCATCTCTCACTCACCTGGGGGCAGGGACTCTTGTCGATCGACCGGATCACCTGCGAGAAGGGGGGCCTGGCGGAGATCTCGCTCACGATGCGGGGGACCACCCCCGACGGCGACACCGCGCCGGTGGTGGTGGCCTACAACGCCAGCCTGCCGGCCAGTCCCGTCATCAACGAGATCTTTGGCCTCGGCAAGGCGCAGGTCCTGGGGACCACGGTCGACCGGATCCAGAGCGTGTCGATCGACTTCAATCCGCAGGCCGAACTCCCCACCGACGCCGGCAGCATCTGGCCGCAATTCATCGACATCCAGAAGGTGCCGATGACCACCACGATCGTGACCGAAGATCCCGAGTGGCTCACGCCGGGCGCGCGGATCGAATTCAACGGCAAACAGACCACGGCGAGCGACACGTTCTTGAATTTCCTCAAGCACGAAGTGACGACCACGGCGGCGGCCAGCGGCGGCTCGTTCGACGATTTTGCCCAGCTCGTGCACATCAAGGGGACCCTCACCGGCCTGGTGCACGTCACCGATCACTATTCGGCTAGTGGCGCGGGGATCAGCACCACGCAAATCCAGATCGCCTCGATGGCGCTCTCCGGCGTCGCCCCGCTGGTAATCGATACCACCAGCGCGTACACGCTCTAAAAAGTCGAGAGCCGAGAGTCCAGAGTCAGAAAGGAGGCCCACGTGGCCAAGAAAAAACCCAAACCGGACCCAGAGGGCCCCACCCCTCCCACCAACCTTGCCCGCTGTCGCCGCGTGCTGGCGCTGGCCGGCCTGGCCGTCGCCGAGGCGGACCGCCTGAGCGAAGCCGAGCAGGACGCCTACGCCAAGCTGGTCAACGACCAGGGCGAGCCGACCGTGCCGAATCTCCTGCGTGCCGTCGGCGACCTCCGCGCGCAGCAACAGAAGACATAAGCGAACCGTGGGGGTAAACCCCACGGCTCACGCCTTTTATTCCGCAATCCGCACTCCGAATTCCGCGATCCTATGCCTGCCTTCCTCTATTTCATGCCCGCCCACGAGACCCCCGTCTCGCTCGCCGACCTCCGCGCTTGGCAGCTCGACTACGCCTTCGAGCGCGTGCCGTACCATGCCCGTGTGCAGGGCCCCACGGGGAGCGGCACGCTCCTGGTGGACGATCGCCGACTGGAGCCCCTCACCCCGACCTACCGGCCCGAGGAACAAACCTGGAAACGACAGCCGGGCGCGGACTTCTGGGTCGGCTGGTATCAGCACGCAATTCCGACGATAGAGGATCTCGAGCGGCCCGAGCAGCTCCCCGGCGACCGGGTCGAGCTGGCCGACGGCCATCGCTGGCTAGTGCCGCTGGTGCGGCAGGTTCGCGCTGGCGGAGCGAGCGAGCCGGCGCTGCCGTGCTACTTGGACCTCGACGACGAGGGGCAGCTCATCCGCGGTGCCATCGCCGAGCAGCACACCTGGCTGTGGGACCAGTGTGCCCCTTTCTGGGACGCGTGGCTGGCGGGGATCGAGGCGGCGCTGGCCCGCGTCGCCACACTTCCCGCGGACGCTACCAGCGACGAGATCATTAGCGCCGGCCAGTTCGCGATCGAGTGCGACACGCTGCTGGCCGATGCCGTCAGGGTGCTCTCGGGGAACTACCGGATCGGTCTGCGCGAGGCGCTGGCGCTGAAGCTGTTTCGGACCGACCAGGGGCCGGCGGAGATCCTCAAGGCGGCCTGCGACACGGAGTTAGCCACGCTGTACCTGCAAAAAAAAAGCGCCGCAGCGATGCCCGCGGCCTGACGTATACTCGCTGGCGGGCAGGCCTGGCACCCGCCTACCAACCCACTTACGCCGACCTGTTCGCCCTCAGCCTGAATTTATAGCGCCATGCCCACCGTTGAATTCGATTTACGCGGCGCCGGCAAGATCCCGGCCGAGCACGAGGCGATCGGGGCGGCGGCCGAGGCCTCGGCGAAGAAGCAAGCCAAGATCGGCCAGTCGTGGCGCGCGAGTGCGGACGAGGCAGCCAAATACGACCGCCTCGCTAAGCAGATCGTCCGCGACAACGAAACGGCCCAGGAACGCTACAACCGCAAGCTCGGCGAAGCAAAGCGGGCCCTCGCCGGCAATGCCCGCGAGGTGGAGATCCTCGCCAAGCAGCAGACCAAACTCCGCGTGGAGCTGCTGCGTGAACAGGACGCCAATCAACGCCTGGCGACCACCCGCCGGCAGGCGGCCCGTGAACAACAACAGCAGGCGGCGGCGGCCAAGCGCGCCCTCGAGGAACAGCGCCGCGCCCAGGAAAACGCCTTCGGCAAGCGCGCGATCGCCCAGATCGCCAGTTTCGCAGCGAGCTTCTTCGGCGTCGGGGCGGCGATCAGCGCGGTCACCCGCGAACTCACCGAATTGGCCAGCCGCCGCGAACAAGTGGCCGCCCAGGTCGCCGCGGCCAAATTCGGACTCGGCGAACTGGCGCAGTTATCGGCCACCGAAGGCTCGACCGACGCCGAGCGGCGCGCTGCCCAGGCCGCCAACGTCGCCGAGGCGCGGGGGATCCTCGCCGAAGGGGGCGCAGCGAATCTGGATGAGGCGGGCGGCATTTTGTTCCGGCTCAAGTCAGCCGGTCTCTCGCGAGCTGACCGGGCGTTCGCCACCAGGATCCGCTCGCGTGGCGCGCTGAACAACATCGGCGGGGCGGCGGAGGCCTTCAGCGCCCTCCAGACGACCCTCGGTGGCCAGCAGGTCGGCAGTTTCGAGGACTTCCTCGATCAGGCCCTGCAATCTTCGGCCATCGCACCCGCCTTGGCGAACGAAATTCCCCAGGCAGCCGCCCGCGCAGGGGGCAGCGCTCGCCAGCTTGGGATTGGCTTGCCCTTCCTGCTGGCGGCGACTGCGCGACTCGGTAAGGCGACCGGCACCGCCAACGAAGGTGGCACCCAACTGGCCGCCTTCCTCAAGCAGCTCGAGAAGTCGCGCGCCAACCCGGCAGTCTTGGCACAGTTTCCGCAACTCGGACAACTCCAGGGCGATGAACTCCTGCGGGCAGTTTTCGACCTGCCGGACTCGGCCACGGGGTTCGGCGGCATCTTCGGCGATCGCGCTGAAGCGATTCAGGGCTTCCGCACGCTCCAGCTCAACCGCCGCTTACTGGGTGGCGACGTCCGCGGCATTCACGTGGCCAATCGAGACAACCTCGCCACGGCCGCCGCCCGGCTGCCGGTCGGTGATGCAGGGTTGGCTGCCAGTCTCGTGGCGCAGCAGATTGCCGGCGAAGAAACCAATGCCCTCGAACGCGGAGCCCAGTTTCAGTCGCTGGCTGGTGCCCTGCAAACGCAACAACGCGGCGACGATCAGGGAGCGCTGCTGAACACGCTGAACCTCTTCGACAGAGGATTCAACCGTCTGGAAGCCTTCCTCGATCCCGAAAACTTTGTCCGGAAAGAACTGGCAGTCGCTGGGGAGAAAGCGGATCCCCGCATCCGCGCCGCCGTCGAACTGATCGACCGGGGTCCTGGCACCCAAACTGCCGAAGCGCAGGAAGCGCATCAGAAGCGCATAGTCGAACTACTGGAAGACATCAAGGGGAGCTTCGCCGACGGCGGCCTCACAGGAGTCGCGCAATAATGGCTATCGTCGCGTTCATCGAAAAAGAATCCGGCTCCCTGTACAACGACTCGATCCCCTGCTTCGTGTACGACGACGCCGGGGCCGACGTCCTCAAGGTCGCCAGCGCGGCGGCCGCCATCGCTGTCGCCGACGCCTGGACCGGCGGCACGGCCACCGACTATCGCTGGAAGCGACTCAGCGACAAGACGGGACGCGTCGAGGTCCTCTACCAGCCGCGCAAACTCAGACGCCTCTCGCTCCCCTCGGTCGGCACGGTCGAGCGTGGCTT